CCTGAGAGGAGGAGATGCCAGAGATTGAGCTAATCGAGATCGAACCCAACAAGTGGCGGGTCAAGCGTCAAGTTCATGCGCCTGCACGCTCTGGCCTGCCACTACCCTACGTGATTTCAGACACCATGCCGGAGACCGAGCAGGTCGACGGCAAATTCTACACTTCGAAAGCCGAGTTCCGTCGCGTCGGCCGCTCCCTGGGGCTGACGGAAGTAGGCAATGAACGGCTTCCACCGAAAAAGCGCGCGACAGATTCCGCAGAAACCAAGCGCGAACGTCGGCAAGCCATTCAAATTGCGACTGAAAAGTACAAGGCCGGGCATCGGCCTCGGACCAATCGTCCGTAACCCAGGGAGCTCCACATGACCGACGTAACCGTCGCGCCGCCGAGCGCGGCGCCCGACACGCCATCCAATGAGGTGGTGATTGACCAGAACCCGGCCAACGCGCCGGCTCCGGTCAGCAACCAACCCCCCGAGAAAGCGCCCTCGGAGAAGCCACAGACCCGCAGGGAGGCCATCCAGGCGGCTTTCGATCGCGCCAATGATCCGGCGAAGGCCAAGCCCAAGGACGCATCCAGACCCCCTCCCAAGGCCGCTGAGGCCCGCCCTGGCCACAACAAGCCGCCCGAGGAGACGCCACCCGAGGGCATCGACCTCAAGAAACGGCCCGGCGACCAGCCGCTACGGACGGAGCGCGGTACCTTCGCCCCGCGCGCCCAAACAAACGCCACCGACCCTGCCCACAAACCGGGAACAGATCAGCAACCCGGTCAGCCTGACCCCCGGGGTTACACCCAAAAGCTGCCGCCGCACGCGCCCTACGCCGAGCCGCCGGCCAGGATGGCCGACCATGCCAAGGCCGAGTGGCACGCCACGCCGGAACGGGTGAGGGGCGAAATTTATCGCATGCACCAGGAGTTCCAGGGAGCGTATGAACGCTACCGGGGCGCCGCCGAGGCGTTCGAACCCATCCGCGGCTACCATGAGATGGCGCAGCAGCACGGTACCACCCTGGACCGGGCCCTGAACAACTACGTCACCATGGAGCAGAAGCTGCGCCAGGACGTCATCGGCGGGCTGGACGTGATCGTCAACAACCTCAACCTGAGGACGTCTGACGGCGAGAAGCTCGACCTGCGCGACATATGCTATCATATCCTCAACCAGAGCCCCGACAGCCACAAGCTGGTGCAGCAGCAGAACGCGCAGGCCGCCACCGCCCAGCAGATCGGCTCCCTGCACCAGGAAATTTATGGGCTAAAAAACGAGCTGCAGCAGTTGCAGACCGGAATACAGTTCAACTACACTCGCTCCCAAGTGGACCAGTTTGCCGACGACGGTCGGCACCCGCGGTTCGACGAATTAGGCGACTTGATCAAGAACGAGCTCGAGCTCGGTTTCGATATCGAGGCCGCCTACAGAAGGGCAGAGTTGCTCCGACCTGCCACCCACGCCGCTCAGACCGGCAACCCATCGGCTCAGACCCGACCTACCGATCGATCTATCTACGGCGCGCCAGCTGCCGGCCCCTCAAACGGGACTGCTAGGCGCTCAGATAAGCCGGTCGGCCGCCGCGAAGCCATTTCGAACGCGATCCGTCGCGTCAATGGCGCCGCGTAGTTCTGATCATCCGATGGGAGCGCCGACATGGCCAACGTTACCACCAATGCTCACTACCAGCAGATCTTGAGTATGGCGCTCGAGGAGCGCAGCTCGAGCTATCAAGACCTCGTCTCCAACAACAACGCGTTGTTGGCTGTCATGAAACGCAAAGGCCTTTGGCAAACTTACTCAGGCCCACGCATTCGCCAGACGCTGCAAGTCTCAAAAAATGTCGCGCAGTGGTATTCCGGCTACGATCCTTTGCTGAACCCAGCGATCGATTTATTCAATGACGCCTTCTTCGAACCGAAGATGGTCGTGGTACCAGTAATTCTCAGCATGCAAGAGATCCTCAACAATGAGGGCGAAAATCAGCTGATGGATGTGTACGACGCGTATATCGACGCGGCCGAACGCTCCCTGGAAGATACGATGGACGCCGCGCTATACGGTGACGGCTCCGCTAACGGCGGCAAGGCGATCACCGGCCTGGCCACCGCGGTTCCGGTCATCGTCGACAGCGGTGTATACGGCGGAATAGACCGCGCACCAGCCGCGAACGCGATCTGGCGCACCAAGATCTTCAACGCGCAAACGATGTCGACGCCGCTCGGCACGCAAGTGACCAAAGACACTATTCGCCCAATGCTCAACTACGTCATGACCAAGCAGGGCCGCGGCAAGGATTACGCGGATCTTCTGCTCATGAGCCCCGAGCACTACGCGGCGTATGACGCGGCCACGATCGCGATCCAGCGCCAAACCAATGAGACCTCGATGGGCAAGCTCGGGTTCTCGTCGCTGGAATATGTCGGCGGCGGAAAACGCGCAGAGATTGTGCTCGACGGCGGCATCGGCAGTAATATGCCGCCGAATACAACGTTCGGATTGAACACCGACTCGCTGCGGCTTCGCTATCACCCTCAACGCAACTTTGACACGCTATTTGAAGGCGATGGTCAGATGCCAATTGATAAGGACGCCATCGCCCAATTCATTGGATTTATGGGGGAACTCACGCAAACCAATCCCATGTTCAACTGGAGGTTCTACGATAGCGATACCGCTACGTAAGAGTTTTTACACGTGCGGGTGGAGCGACCTCACGTGTAGAAAAAGCTGGAGCCGCTCCCCGGCGGGTGCGGCTCCAGCGTTATCAATTCGAGAATGGAGCACCCTATGCCACTCAACCATGACCCGGACGCCTCCGTGGTCGCACTGTTTAAGAACCACGCCACCAAGAACGAGCAGAAAAGCCTCGAGGCGGGCCGTCCAATCTATGACGATATGGAAGTCGTCGAGCTGCGGTATCCCGGCTCCAAGAACGTTGGCGTCTACCCGGCACTATTCTTCTCGCATTGGGGCCAGGATCCAGAAACCGGCGAGCAGGTCCCGCTGACCTACGCGGAGCGGTTCTCGCGCCAGTACAAGCAATTCAAGATGATGACCGCGCAGACCAAGAGCGGTACGCCCCTGTCACACGCGCCGTTCCTGACCGAGGGGCGCCGCGCCGAGCTGCGTGCGCTGAATGTCTACACGGTCGAGGCGCTCGCCGGCGTCGACGGCGTCGAGCTGAAGAACCTCGGCCCTGGCGGCCGCGAGATCAAGAACCAGGCGGTCGAGTTCATCGAGGAAAGCAAGCGCGGCGCGCCCAACCTGCAGCTGATGGCCGAGCTCGAGGCGCTGAAGGCCCGCAATGTCATCCTCGAGGAGGACATGAAGGAAGCGCGCGAGCGCAAGCAGGAAAAAGCAGCAACGCCGGTGTCGGCGTTCGACAACATGGATACCGAAGCGATCCGGCAGTACGTCACGACGCAAACCGGCGTGGCGCCGAAGGGCAATATTGCGCGCAAGACCCTGGTGCGAATGGCCGAGGAGGCTAGTCCAGACAAGGTTGCATAATGACGATCCTGTCGATCATCCGAGACGTCTGCGCCACGGTAGGCGTGCAGCAGCCAACCTCGGTGTTCGCCGGGATCGCAGGCAACCGCACCATGACGGAGATGTTGTCGCTCGCCAATGAAGTGGCGCAGCGCATCGCTTACGATACGCGCGATTGGAGCATGCTTAAAAAATCGGTGAAATACGTCGCTACCTCCGGCGCCGTGATCGACCCCGACAACCCGATGACGATCGGCTGCAGCGCCTTCAACCTGCCGGCGGACTACAAGCGGATGCTGCTAACGTCGAACCTCTGGCGCTCGACCTCAGGCACCACGCCGATGATGCTGGTCACCGACACCGACGACTGGATGAACCGCCGCCTCGCCAACTGGGGCAACCTGACCTACGGCGAGTGGACCATGGCCGGCGGCCAACTGCTGCTGCACCCGGCGCTAGACACCGACCAGTTCGTGTATTTTTCCTACCTGCACCGCAACTGCGTGGCACTGGCGTCCGGCGGTTTAGGCGACAGTTTCATCAACGACCTCGACCGCTACGCGATCGATGAGCGGCTGTTGAAACTCGGGATAATTTGGCAGTGGAAGGCCCTGAAGGGCTCGCCCTACGCGGAGGACATGGGCACCTACGCCGACGCGCTGACCAATTTGATGGGCGCCGACGCGCCGGCACCGATCATCATTGGCCGCAAGTCGCGCTCCACGTTCCCTGACGTCATCTTTATAGGGCCAACACCGACATGAGCGTGCACCAATTCTTTCGCCGTGAGCCGGTGCCGGCCCAGGCCGCGCAGCACCTGCAGCCGCAGACCATCCCGGCGCCGTTGCGCGGTTTGGTCGAGAGCGAAAACCTGGCCTACATGCAGCCGGGCGCCGCCGTCGTCTGCGACAACTGGGCGCCGACCCTGCGCGGCACCAAGATCCGCGGCGGCTCGGTGCGGTGGTGCGATCTGCATTCGCTCGATACCACGGTGCCACCGATCCCGAGCGACCTGCGCAAGCCGGTGGTGTCGGCGTTCGAATATGAATCCGGCAACATCCGAAGAATGTTCGCCGGCCAGGACAACAAGCTGTTCGACGTCACCTTCGCGACCACGCCCACCCTAGTAAAAAGCGGGCAGAGCAGCGGCAATTACGTCGCCAGCCAGATGGCGGTGCCGACCGGCTCCGGCGCCGTCACCGACTACATGCTGGTGCTGAACGAGGGCGGCGATTACCCGTTGCGTTATGACGGCACCAGCTGGACCACGCTCAATGGTGGTCAAATCCACTACGACGGCACGCCGGCGACCTCGGTCGTGCTGGGGCACAACCTGACCTACGTCTGGAAGTACCGCAATCCATGGTTCTTTATCGAGGGCGGCACCATGAACGCTTACTACCTCGGGATCAATTCGATCCAGGGGCAGCTACTCATGATCCCGCTCTCGGGTGCGGCTACCAAAGGGGGAAAACTGCTCTTTGGTGCGACCTGGAGCGTCGATGCCGGCGACGGCATCGACGACAAATGCGTGTTCGTCACCGACCTCGGTGAGGTGCTGATCTTCACCGGCAGCAATCCCAGTGACCCCGCCAACTGGCGCCAGGAGGGCCGCTACCAGATCGGCAAGCCAATGGGCATGAACGCCCACGCCTCGCTCGGCGGCGACCTGCTAATCGCCACGGTCGATGGTCTCACACCGCTCTCGGCTTCGATCTCCAAGGACTCCGCGCAGCTCGAGCTGGCGATGCTGACCAAAAACATTAGGAGTACATGGCGCCGTGAGGCGCTGACCAAGAACGACCGGCCCTGGAGCCTGGAGCGTTGGGACGAGTACGGCGCCATGTTCGTGGCCTGGCCGGGAGGTGCCCGTAACAACCGCTACTGCGGCCTGGTCAACACCGCCACCATGGCCTGGGCCAGGTTCACCTGGCCGGCCACCTGCTTCGCCCGGCTTCGCGGCGACATGTTCTTTGGCACCATGGACGGCCTCATCATGCAGGCCGACCGCACCGGCACCGACGACGGCGTGCCCTACGTTTGCACTCTGGTCGGCGGCTGGGAGATGTTTCAGTCACCTCCGAACACTGTGGTCTGGCACCAGGCACGCGCCACCTTCAGCTCACGCTCAGGCGAAACCTTCATACCCCAAATCACTGCCTGCACCGACTACGTGGTGACGGTGCCGCAGCCGCCGCCGCCAGGTCTCGACCCTGGCACCTCCGACGTTTGGGACCAGGGGCTGTGGGACCGGGCGAAGAGGGACCAGGAGGCGCCGCGGTCAGGATCCGCGGTCAAATCTACGGGGTGGGTATCGGTCGGTATGACCGGAAACAGCCACGCGCCGGTGGTGCAGGTGACGATCGCGCAGACCGCCAAGCCGGATATCGAATTGATCTCTATCGCGGCGACGTTCGAACGCCTCGGCGTCAACGTTTAGGAGCGCGCCATGCCTGCACTCGGTGACCTCTTCGCCCCCGCCTACCTCAAGAGCGACCCAACGTCGGTGCAGACCCTGCAGACGTGGACCGACAAGAACCGTCCGATGACCAACGCCATGGTCGAGCAGAGCCGCGCGCCGGTGGCGGGGGTCAACACCGGCAACCCCGCCGGCATGGTCGACCCCGAGGCGCTGCGGACACTGTCACAAGGCGGCGCCTACGACATCAACGCGCGCCGCGACTCGGTGGCGGCGGCGGCGCAGGCGCAGCAAAAGGCAGCGGCTGCGCAGCCGCAGAACCCGATGGCGGCGTATTGGGCGGCCTACGGGCAGCGCATGGGCGTGAACCCCTACGCAAACGCGGGGTGGCAAACGGGCAATCAGCTCCCCGGCCTGATGGGCGGGGACGGCACCGGCTTCATGGGCGGCGGTAACTACGGCAACCCGTACAACGACCCATTCCAGATCCCACCGGGAGGCGCGTAATGTCATTCTGGTATGACCCAATGGTCAACACGCTCGGAATGCCGGGCAATGACGGCGGCGTGGCCGCGCGGCTTAATGCGTCGTTCGCCGCGCAGCCGGCCCAGAACGCGGCGCTCGCCGCGCAAAACCAGGCCGCCCTGAACAACGCCTACGGACCAATGGGCTTTGGCGGCCAGACGGCGATGTACGCCGGCCTCGGTGCCGCCTACGGCCGCGCCACCGGCGGCTTCGCCGGCGCACCGGGCCGTGTCGGCACCATCAGCAACCCCGGCACGTCCAATCCAGGGTATCTGATGCCGCAGGCGCAGCCGCGGGCACCGGCGGCTGTCTCCCCTGCCGCGTCCGCGGCCTGGGCGCGGACGCTGTACAACCCCGCCCCGATGGGGCCGGCGCAGAGTTTCTCACCGAACTATTCGCCGCTTTCAACCCGCAGTTTTACGCCGCAGGTGCCGACGCAAAACTTCAATGACATCTGGAGCAGCCGCGGCGCACCGGCGATGTCGCCCTCGGCGATATCAGCGCAACAGCTCCAGATGTGGAACCGCGGCCTGCCGGCGCAGGGCGGCTTCGGCCTTCCCGGCAGCGGTAACGCCTCCTCGCCGTTAACGCGGGTTTACATCAACTCGCCCGCGCCCGCCGCCACCCGCGGCGCAACCATGCCAAGCTTTAACAGCGCGGCGCAGCAGCTCATGGCGCAGCGGAATTTCACCCAGCCGGCCGACTTTAACAGCCGGTTCAATGCGATGCTTCCTAAGGTCAATCCGGGGCCGTCCAACTACTTCGACAGCATCACCGAGGCCGCGCGGCAGCAGCCGTTCCTCAGTGCATACCAGCGCGGCGCGTTCGCGCCCGCGACCGGCGGCGCCGGTTACGACATCGGCAGTCGTGCCCGTTCTATGTTGTCGCCGCAGCAGGTGCCGCTGCCGGCCGCGCGCCCGGCTAGCGCGCCCGGCGGGCAGTCATTCCTCGGTCGCTACGATTGGGGCACCTCGTTCGGCGCCGGCAATCCCGCCCTCGCTAACGCGCTGCGGACCGCAGGCGCGGCGCGTGCGCCGGCCGCGCCGACCCTTGCCGAACGCTTTGGCTCTTTCGCCCCGGCACGCAATCCCGGCGGCACGGTCGCCGAGCGGATGGCGCTACAGGCGCCCGGCGGGTTCAACGCGTTCAACCCGGCAATCTACGCCGGCGCGGCATTTAGTGGCGGCATCAACGGCCCGCAGCCCACCGCGCGCGCGGCCCCGAATATGGCTGCGGGCCGAGATGCGTTGGCCGCAGCGATGATGTCGCGGTTCGGCGGCGGGCTCACCGCCCAAGACATGTCCATTCCGCACGCCTATCCGCCAAGCGTCAGGAGATAGCCGATGCTCGAATACGCCTACGGCTATAACGATGTCGTCGCGCCCTTCGTGGCGCAACTGATACCGCATTGCCGGAGCGGCTTCGGACCAAACGTCATGACCCTTGGCGTGATCCGCGATGGATTACTGATTGCGGGCCTGGTCTATCACAATTGGGACCCCGACGCGGGGACCATTGAAATTAGCGGCGCCGCATTGCCGGACGCGGAGTGGCTTTCACGTGAAACGATCCGGCACATGTACCAGTACCCGTTCCTGTACCTCGACTGCCAGATGGTGGCGCAGCGCACGCCGGCCGATGACGAGCGCCTGCTCTACATGCTGTCGTGCTACG